AGCTATCTGAGTCTTTTTAATCTCATCTGGTTCAGCATCGTATATGTCGTGATCAGTTAATCCAAATAAGATCTTGTACTGCCTGTACATGTAAGTTCTAAAAGATACATACTTTTCTATTGCCCACATAACCTCATCAGAGAATTCAGAGTGTGGACAGAGTATCTTTGCTATATCTTTAAAATGTTTCTCTATACCTATTGTAAGATAAACGTCTAAGTCTATGAATTGACCAAACGTTATCTTATCTAGGTTTAACATCTCTGCTTCTTTTCTTTCATTCATTGCTTTAACTGCGAAGACAATACCTAAGGCTAATGTTTTAGGATCTGCTTTTGCAAGTAAAGGTAATGGCGCATCGACCAATTGAGACACTATCATTGGATAATATTTAGGATCCTCCCAATCATAACTTAACAGACTATTGTAGTGGTCTATCGTTAGCCGTTGAGGGATCGCATAACTTTTATCATTTATATTGATCTTTACCATATACTAAGAAATATACTTTAGGTTCCTTTTGAATTATCTCTTACCCATAACTGCATAGGTACCGATAGATTGATTTTGTTTGCGATTGTAGTTTGCAATTGCCAGTGACATAACGCAGTCATCATGATGTGGCGATGGAGCACCGTATCTTACATTACGTGTCCTTGGATTGTATTCGTAACTAAATATACTTAACTCATGTAGTAAAGGAGGAAACAAGTCTTTATTAGGAATCTTAATGTTTGATTCATTAAAGTCTAATATGAGTCCTTCTATGATCTCAGGTTTAGACTTCGCAGTTGTTACGAAAGGTATTGTGTTTTGCCATTGAGCCTTAAGCTGTTCATAGATAACATCACCAATAGAGTTAACCTCAACCATGACAGTCGCATTATACTTTTTAATGAGTACAATGATTTCTCTCACCATCGTTGACCACTCTACTTTATTATTACGATACATGTCTATTACAGTTCCGTTCTTATCGATAAAGGTTGCGACTGTATAATCATCTGCTCTACCTAAATCAATTCCACAATAGATCTTGCCTGATTGGTTAGGGTATTTTGCGAAAGTGTTTGCTTTAATATTAGAGAAGACTTCACCGCCGTCATCAATAAAAGTTGCTAAGTACTCTTGTTCAAATATTGCTTTTGGTAGTGTTGTGCGAGCATCTTCTATTTCATCTCTGTCTATGTAAGGTGTATCGTATGAAGATCCTGTGTATGATTTGTACCTTGGGTTATCTCCACTTTGACCTAATTGAAATAAATCATAGAAATAGTTTTTACCTTTAGGAGTTGAGATGAAGAGAACCTTTTTACCTCTTACAGCAAATACTGGTCTAATTGCTTCTGCCCATGCATCATTCTTCATAAACGCTGCCTCATCTATAATTCCATAGTCACAAGTAAGACCACGAATGTTATCATATCTTTCTGCGCTCCTAAACAAGATCTCGGTACCATTCTTTAGAGTTAGCGTATTATCTCCATAGTTATTTGATTTAATGATACCACTTTCGGTTATTGCTGCGACTAACTCTTTATGTACTTTATTTGTTTGAGAGTAAACTGGAGATACCCAAAGGATTTTACATGCTCCATTATTAATACCCCAATAGAGTGCTAGGTTCATTCCCATTAAAGATTTACCCATTTGTCTACCTACACTAACTATATGGAATTTTTCTTTTCCGTTTAATATAGAATGGATTATTTCTTTTTGTTTTTTATGTGGAGTGAAGCCTATGTACATTACTCTTCGTCGTTACCGAATTTAAATGATATGTTTTTAAATAAGTCTTCACCGTCTCCTCCTGTTATTTGTTGTTGAGAGAGCTTCGGTACAAACCTTTCACTTAATCTTATTACTATATCCATTGCCTTAGCTGGATCGTCTGCTGCTATTTGTGCTAACCATATTGATAGATTATCTAAGTTACCTTCTAATAACATACCCATAGCTTCTTTTACTTGCTTAGTGTATTTATTTTGAGATCCTTTCTTTCTACCATCAGGGTTACCACTTTGTCCTGGTTTAAACGCCATCTTCTTCTTTTGTTTTTTCGTTTTGTTTTAAAGCTTTCTTAATTTCTTTTACAGCTTTCTTTAGTCCTTCAGTAGTTGTTGAGGACACGGTGTATGTTTTACCTTTCCATTTTAGTTCTTCTTTTTTCATATTCAAATTGTAATCTTTTTTTAATGTTGAGAACACAACGTCCGCAACTTGTTTGTGGTTTGTTTTCACCAGTGATTCTATTATACATACCAAATAGCTTAGCTTGCTGTTCACTGTTCCATTTAACATTACCTAATAAGTAAATGTTTTGTTCTAAGTAATTAAATTCTTGTTCGTTCATATGTATTTAAAATATAGTTCTGATATGATTGATGCTAAGCCTGCATAAAAAATACCTTCATATCCGTATAGAAATATAAAAGGTATGACATTTATCCAAAAGGTTAGACATAAGTTACATTTAAAAGGTTTATCCCACAACCAATCGTAACGAGATAAAAAGTCTGCACCTAGATGACCTAACCCTGCTGCTCCTAATATACTAAGTATTAATTCCATTTTGTTCTATTCTATTTTTTATATACTCTTTGCATTCATTGTTCTTGGTATACCTGTGATCCTAGATAAGTCTGAGTAATTAGAATTTTCTATCCACATATTAAATAACTTTGCTCTATACCATTGGTCAACTGTATCGCTTTCCATGTCTTCTAAGATACCTTGGATTGCTTCTATAGTGTAGTCTATTTCAAAATCATACTCCTCATCTACAAGCTTGTCAGCAGTCTTGTCGTGTAAACCGTATACCCTTCCGCTCTGTCTATATAATTTATGATAAGGGCTAGTCCCACTATGAAAAGATCTATGTATGATACCAGATAAGAATAACATACCTTGTCCTTTATCAACTAACTCTTGTCCTCTTTTATGCACTAAGAACTGTTCTATTGCATAGTGAGCAACGTCTTCAGCTTCTGGTGATTTACAGATTCTCCAAGACATTTTAATTATATCATTATATCTTTTAGTTAAGAATTCATTCATTAACCCAATCTAATGTTCTGAGGTCATCTATAAGATCTTTAAACGCTTGAGCTAATTCGTATTCCTCTGCGTGTTCTACTATCTTTAGATCCTCTTGTAACTCGTCTATGAGTTCATCTGCAGGTATATGTAAATAGCCTCCTAAGATTCTATCTCTTATACGTAATTTTGTTATTGGTAAAAAACCATGATACCCATCTGCATTAGGTAATCCCATCATCTCTTTAAAGTTTTTAATCATCTCTATGTTTTAAATTTGCTGTATTGTTTATAGGAGCACCTCTGTAACTCTTTACTACCTTACCTTCTTTTCTTAACGGATTAATTAAATATTGAGGTCTTCCGTTAGTTGGCTGCATTCTTAGTGACCAACGATGATGTTCTTCATTTGACATCCACCATGCATCTTCTTGTGTTACTGATGACCAAGCTACTCTTCTTGCTAATCCTTTCCATAAACCTTCTTCAATAGTAAAGATGTCATGTTTAAATCCGTTATGATCAAAGATTTGAGAATACAAATGAATCCATTTTCTTTGTACAGATCCTGGAGGAATCATTACTTCAACAAAATCCCATTCCTTTTCAATAATTGTAAAGCTTGCCATGTTACCTCCTTGGTACCACATCTTTATGTATTTACCAAACTTTTGATTAAATGCTGTAATGATTGCATGCTTATCACCTAACTGATGAGGTACCATTAAGCCGTAATCATGTATATGAAACTCATAACGATTTTTAAGACCTCCGTTAATTGCAACTGCATAACAAAAAGTTATCCAACATTTATCCCAATCAGGAACATTAGCAGTGAAGTCTGGTACCCATAGATGAATGTTAGCATCATCAAAATTATTTAATTGATATTCTGTCATATTATTTACTTGTTAACATTCTACGTCTTGTAGCAGTTACTTGTCCTCCTTTACGACATGATTGTAAAGTTACACCTGCTCTTAACTTATCATAATCAGTTTGGAAACCAAATTTCTTTTGTTCTTTATTTTGTCTATGCCATGCTTCTTTCTTTGTTGCATAACACTCAATGATTTCTATTTCTAAATCTAAACCATAGAACAAACCATGCCCACTGTGTTTTGGTTTACGTTTAGTGTGGTCATACAGTCTTTGCTTTGGGTTTTGAGTTTCGCCTACATAAACTACTTTACCGTCCTGAATTAATTGATATACGTAATACATTGTTTTATTTTTATTTTATATATTCATTTGGTTACTGTGTCACGTAAAGCCTTTCTTCTATTACATCAACTATATTTGGTTTAAATTCATCTTTACGATTATTTTCTAAATACGTTTCTAATTGCTTTACTTGGTTATTATCTAGTGAACAGAGTAATTCTTTCCAACCTGATCTTGCTGAGTAGTTCATACCAAGTATATACTTTTGTAAAAAACGATTAAATTCTTTATCATGTTTCTTCATATCAATAAAATTTGGTTTATTATCTTTTTTATTATTATTAGTATTATAACTAATATTATAACTAGCAAGTTTATCGTCTATGGTACCACAAGTTTTCTTGCTATCGGTAGTAGGTTTACTTGCTATACTATTGCAAGTTTTCGTACTATGGTCAGTTTTCGTACTATGGTCAGTTTTTTGACTATCATAAGGAAATACTTTAATGTAACGTTGAGAGTTATCTGGTGCTTGACCTAAGTCAGCGGCGATACGTTTATTAGATACCCAACACTTAGTATCAGAGTTAGGATAAGACTGAATGTAATTGTAAATAGTTACTTCCCAGATTTTTAAATTAGGATCCTGGAGCATAGTATGAGATACCTGCGTAAATCCTGTAGATTTTTTCTTTTCTTTCATAATGATTTAATTTTTTGATTCGCATAACAAGTTTTCTTGCTACTGTTTATTATATATACATTTCGTAAATAGTTTTTTGTAAAGACAAGAAAAGATCGGCAAACCTAAGTATACCGACCTTTTCGAATCAAAAAATATAAAATGTACGTCAAAAATTAAACCTAAAGTAAAATTAAAAAACGTAGTTCTTTCTGCGAAGAGGCGAACCATACCTCTGTTTATT